AGAATGGCGGTATGGTTGGTGGTGAGCCAGAAAAGATCCGGGCTGCAAATTTTGCATGGCGGCTCTACACCGAAGGCCTTGTTACCCTTGTACAGAAGAAGAAGGATCAGTATTCCTATGACTACATCGCAGTTAAAGCTTGATGCGTATGTGCTTGAGACCCGGTATGTCTGGGGCCGCACTATTCAGGACGCCATGACAAAGGCCTACAGCATGGTTGATTGGAGTGTCCAAGGAAACCCAGCACCAATGACCTATAATGGCCAGTATGGCACTGGTGTAGCAATCACAAGGGTGAATGATGCCTGAGCTTCAAATTAACATCGCAAATCTTCGTGGCAAGAAGGTCATGATTGCCACACCGATGTATGGTGGGATGGGGAACGCAATGTTCTTCTCAAGTGTTTTGCAATTGCAGAACGCAATGATCTCAAATGGGATGCATCTCCATCATTGTTTCATGATGAATGAGAGTCTTATCGACCGAGCCCGCAACGGTTTGGTCTATGACTACTTAACTAAGAGTGACGCCGAATACCTTCTCTTTGTGGACGCCGACATTCAATTCCGCCCAGAGGATGTGTTGGCGATGATGTCCTTTGAGAAGGAATTGATCTGCGGTCCTTATCCAAAGAAGCACATCAATTGGCCAGTTATTATTGAGGCCGTGAAGAGCGGGGTTGAAAACCCGGCCACTCTCGAAAAGCTCGTCGGGGAATATGTGTTTACACCCCTTGAAACAGACACCAAGATGGAAAAGATCATCAAGGTGTCTGAGGCTGGCACGGGAATGATGCTGATCCATCGTTCTGTCTTCACCAAGATGAAGGAGGCCTTCCCCGAGAACTTCTATGTCTCGGATGACTCAAGGGTCATGAAGGACGGAGAAAAGCGGGAGATGCACGCATACTTCCGGACTGCCATCGTGGATAATCGTTATCTCTCCGAAGACTATTATTTCTGCCATAAGTGGAGAGAAATCGGCGGAGATGTGTGGCTCTTCCCTTGGAGTCAATGCACTCACTACGGCACTTATGGATTTCAGGGGTCTGTCGGTCATCTTGTTGATGCGTTGAGGGGTATTAGTGAAAAGAGATCTTGAAGCAGAAATGGCGGCTGCCCTTGATGGGCAGTTCTTCTGGGAAAGAACCACGAAGTATGAAGACGCCAACAATGGAGACACTGCTGACATAAGGCGTATTCAGAGGAAGTTCGCCAAGGCAAAACCAAAGCCAGAGCCTATCTATATCCCCGAGGTAAGCAAGATTAAGCTTGTCGATCAAAGGATCGAGGCCATGAAGAGCTTGCCTGATGAATTTGAGAAGCTCTACACTGCCATATCTAACCTTTACGGGATCTCAAGAAGGGAAATGGAGGGGGAGGGACCCCGCACAAAAACATTCCCCGCATACATTCACTTCGTGTGGGCTGCGGTGAGATACAATCCGAATGTATCGCTTGCAGAAATTGGCAGGAAGATTGGTAGACACCACAGCACAGTTGTTTATCACAGGGATCACTTTGAGAGCAAGAAGCACATGTTTCTTGACAACATCAAGCTCATCGATGATCTCTTCAACTACAAGTAGCCCGTTTAGTTAAGTGGTATAACATCGGTTTTGTAATCCGAGGTTGGGAGTTCGATTCTCTCAACGGGCACCATATAATTGGCGTATGAATTACGCTGAATTGATTGAGAAAATCCCCGAAAACGAGAAGCCTGAGATACTCAGGCTTCTTCGCCAATTGGATGAGGCGAAGCAGCGGGAAGCGGCCCAAGACAGCTATATCGACTTCGTAAAGATGATGTGGCCCGGATTCATTTCTGGTCGGCACCATAAAAAAATGGCTGACGCATTTGAGCGGGTTGCCAGAGGTGAGCTTAAGCGCCTCATCATAAATATGCCACCCCGCCACACCAAGTCTGAGTTTGCGTCTTATCTTCTCCCGGCTTGGTTCCTTGGGAAATACCCAAACAAGAAAATCATTCAGACGGCACACACAGCAGAGCTTGCGGTCGGGTTTGGTCGTAAGGTGAGGAACCTTGTAGGCTCTGATGATTATCAGAAGATCTTCAATGGCGTTGGGCTGCAATCAGATTCAAAAGCCGCCGGAAGATGGTCCACAAGCAAGGGTGGTGAATACTTCGCCATCGGTGTAGGCGGTGCCGTGACTGGTAAGGGCGCTGATTTGTTGATCATTGACGATCCTCACTCCGAACAGGAGGCGATGATGGGTCAGTTCGATGTGTCGGTGTATGACAAGGTGTTTGAGTGGTACTCATCTGGTCCCCGTCAGCGTTTACAGCCGGGAGGGGCAATTGTGATCGTTATGACCCGGTGGGCAAAAAGGGATCTCACTGGCCAGATCATCGACGCTTCGATCAAGAAAGAAGGCTCTTCTGAGTGGGAGGTCATTGAACTCCCGGCAATTATGCCATCTGGAGAGCCTCTGTGGCCTGAATTCTGGTCAATTGACGAGCTTCAGAGGCTCAAGATCGAACTCCCGATCTCGAAATGGAGCGCCCAGTACCAGCAGGACCCCACCTCAGAGGAAGGTGCGCTTATCAAGCGTGATTGGTGGAACGTGTGGGAAGGGGAAAAAGCACCTCCATGCACCGCCGTTATTGTGGCAATGGATACCGCTTTCTCCAAAACAGAGCGCTCAGACTACTCCGCATGTGTGTGTTTCGGGGTTTTTGACCATCCGAATGCTCTTGGAAAGCCAATTCCCAATCTCATCCTCCTCGACGCTTGGAAGGACAAGATGGAATTCCCGGAACTGAAAGCCGCCACAGTCCAGTATTACAAGGATTGGCAGCCAGACATGTTTATCATTGAAAAGAAGGCCTCTGGTGCCCCTCTTATCGCTGAATTGAGGAACGGCGGCGTTCCAGTGCAAGAATTCACGCCGACTCGCGCCACTGGCGACAAGATTGTGCGTGTAAACGCAATCACAGACATATTTGCATCTGGGGTTGTATGGGCTCCCGACGATCAATTTGCGATTGATGTGGTGGAAGAGTGTGCGGCATTTCCATCTGGCGACCACGACGATTATGTTGACGCCGTTACAATGGCTTTGATGCGGTTCCGGCAGGGTGGGTTTATCATCCCGACCGACGAAGATGACATGATCGAGCTTCCTCGGTTCCGCAAAGAACCCTATTACTGATACAATAAGGTAGATTAAGAAAGAAAACCGATGGCTGAGCCCTACATCCCGATCTCTCCCGACACACCTCCAATCAATGTTGATCTTCCAGAAGAAGATCTCGGCCCGAACATCACTCCTATGGAGGATGGCGGCGTCACCGTTGATTTTGGTAGTGCTTCGCCTGAAATTCAACCTCCAGAAGAGTATTCCGCAAACCTTGCCGAAATTATTGACGAAAGGGATCTGGATGAGATCGCGGGAGAACTTATCTCCTCGTTTGAAGATGATTTAAACACAAGGGCTGACTGGGAAAAGGCTTATATTCAGGGGCTTGACCTCCTTGGCCTGAAGATTGAAGAGCGCACAACCCCGTGGCCGGGTGCTTGCGGCGTGTATCATCCTGTTCTCACTGAGGCCGTGATCCGGTTTCAGGCCCAGACAATCATGGAGGTTTTTCCTTCTCAAGGCCCCGTCCGCACAAAGATTGTCGGAAAGTCCAATGAAGACCTCCTGAAGCAGGCTCATCGTGTTCAGGAAGAGATGAACTATGTCGTGACCGAAAAGATGACGGACTATCGGTCAGAGACAGAACAGCTTCTATTCCGCCTTCCTCTGGCTGGCTCCGCATTCCGGAAGATCTACTACGACACCATCACAAAGCGCCCCGCAGCCGTGTTTGTGCCTGCGGAGGACTTCGTCGTTGCCTACGGCACAACAGATCTCGCCGCCTGCCCGCGTTATACCCATGTGACGCGCATGTACCCGAATGAACTTCGGAAGCTACAGGTGAGTGGTTTCTACCGGGACATTGATGTTCCCACACCGTCCCCGGACTACTCTACTCTTCAGAAGAAGTACGACAAGGTAAAGGGCGAGACCCCGTCATTTTCCGATGATACCCGGCACACAATCCTTGAAATGTGTGTAGACCTTGATCTTCCGGGGTTTGAAAATCCCGATGGGATTGAGCTTCCCTACGTTGTCACGCTAGAGAAATCAAGCCGTGAGATCCTTTCGATTCGGCGCAATTGGCGCGAAGAAGACCCCAACTTTGAAAAAAGGCAGTATTTTGTCCATTACCAGTATCTTCCCGGCCTTGGCTTCTACGGCACGGGGCTTATTCATCTCATTGGCGGAATCGCCAAGAGCGCTACTTCAATCCTACGCCAACTTGTTGATGCTGGCACTCTTTCAAACCTACCGGGAGGACTTAAGGCACGGGGTCTCCGAATCAAGGGAGATGACAACCCGATCATGCCGGGAGAGTTCCGGGATGTAGATGTGGCTTCTGGCAACATCCGGGACTCAATCACCTTCCTGCCCTACAAAGAGCCCTCCTCTGTTCTGTACCAGCTTCTCGGGAACCTCGTTGATGAGGGTCGGAGGATTGGGTCTATTGCCGAAATGGATGTCGGTGATGCAAACCCCGAGGCTCCTGTTGGCACCACGTTAGCGCTTCTTGAGCGCTCCATGAAGGTGATGTCGGCTGTTCAGGCGCGTGTACACGATGCTCTTGGCAAAGAGTTTAAACTGATTGCCGAGGTGATCAAGGACTACATGGGTGCCGAGTATGAGTATGTTTCGGCAGATGATCCCACCACTCCGTTTGACCGCACCAAGGATTTTGATGACCGGGTAGATATCATCCCTGTATCCGACCCGAACGCCTCAACAATGGCGCAGAAGGTGATGCAGTATCAGGCTGCGATGCAGTTGGCCCAGAATGCGCCTCCCGGCATGTACAACATGGAACTCCTGCACAGGCAGATGCTCCATGCGCTGAATGTGCAGAATGTGGATCTCATTATTCAGGGTCAGGCACAGGCTGCCTCAACAGACCCCGTGACCGAAAACATGAATGTGATGGCTGGCAAGCCAATCGTTGTGTTCCTCGAACAGGACCACGATGCCCACATCAAGGTGCATACCGCATTTATGCAGGACCCGATCTACCAGCAGTTTGTGTCGCAGAGCCCGAATGCACAGACGTTTGTCGGGGCGATGCAACAGCATCTTGCAGAGCATTTTGCCTATTCTTATAGGCGTCAGCTTGAGCTTAAGCTTGGTGTGAGCCTCCCGCAGATTGGTGAAAAGCTCCCGCCGGATGTCGAGAATGACATCGCAAAACTTGCTTCAGTCGCCGCCGACAGACTTCTCCAGCAGCACAAAACTGAAGACGCCGAAGCCAAAAAGACTCAGGAGGAAAATGATCCGCTCACAGTCATGCAGCGTGAAGAGCTTCGTATCAAGGACGAAGCGGTCAAGGTCAAGGAAAAGCAAGCCGAAACAGACGCCAAGTACAAAGAGGACAAGATCCTCTTGGAAACGGCTAAAGTGGTCGGTCAGACGCTCTCTTCAAATGCACGAACCGGAGGCAGGTAATTGAACGAACTATTTGTTATCAAACAAAAAATTCGCGATCACATGAACCAGCTTGCCGACGATTTGGCTTTGGGCGGCGCTCAGGATTATAATCAATACAAATACCTGACCGGGATTATTTCTGGCCTTGCATTGGTTGAGCGGGATATCTTGGATATTGAATCTGCAAAAAGAGCCGCAGACGGAGATTAATTTAGTAATTTTGGGTTTATAGTTTCTCCGTAGTATCATGAACTTACGTTGTATGACGCACCACGCCGGAAGGCGCAAAAAATCGTAGGGATACGCAATTGTATACAGAAAACAAGGTTTCGAAAGAAATTCTTGATAAGCTTCCGAGTCCGACAGGATACAGGATTCTTATTGTAGTGCCCGAGGTTGAAGAAAAGACCAAGGGTGGGATCATCCGACCGGATGTTCTCAAGAATAAA